CTGCAATAGCGGACAGTCTACCTATTCCTTGTGTTGAGAATTGTTTTACATCAAGATTTGCTAAGTTGTTAACTTTGTTACCTCTTATAAAGTTAAACCATTTTCCTTCTTTTTCTTTAAACTCAGGTATTTGCCCTGTTTCTAAATCTGTTATTATTGACTCTGCAAACCACCCGGTTTGAGCTATGTTGTTATAATACTCTCCATCCGTTAGGTTGACATCAATCTTAGATTGACTACCTTCATAGCTTAGGGAGCTAAAATTCTTTACACTACTAGGCATATCATTAAATAATGCACAGAGAGTAGACGTGTATTGTGATCCGTAAAAATTATTTCTAGTTTCGTTGTCGTGGTGTTGGTACAGTTCTCCACCACTAAAGGTAAAGTACTTGTCGTTGATACTAATACCAGTTTGTTGTAGCCAAGATTTAAAGCTAGACCAACCTTTTGAATCTTCGCTAAAACTAGCTGTGATCTCAGTGTAGCCTAAATCACTAGTGTCCGCGCTTGAGTCTAGGGTAGAATCTCCACCACCACTAGTGTCACAACCGCTAGTTGAGTACCAAAAGTAATAACTAGTAATATTACCAGCGTGTAATCCTGAAAAGTAAGTTACATTTAATTCATATCTAGTTCCAGTAAAGTTTATTGAGTTTACCTTAAAGGTTACTATATGAGGATTACCATTTGAATTATACGATGCTGGCATTTCTCCGCGACCTTTACCTTGATTTATTTGAGCGTGTAGATAAACATCTCCATTAGGGCAGTTGTTAAGTGCATCGATTAAAGCTGACATTCTAGCGGCTATAGCTGTGCTGTACCAATCCATAACGGGTAGGTGTATTTGAGTAACATTTGGCCCGTAACCACCACCAGAACCACCTGCTGAAGGAATGTTATTTATATCGTATTGACCGAAGGCTTGAACAGGGTTTCCGTTAGCGTTGTTCCACGTAGTGTTTGGATTACCAATAACACCGTAAGCGTAAGTATTACCAGAGTAAAAAGGACCAGTTCCATCTCCTTCAGAACCCGGGTTACTACCTTGGTCAAATGGAACATAACCTATTATATTTGCATCGGCAAAATCTATGAAATCAGTGCCAGTACCAGCTGTGACTGTTGGAACAGCAATGGTAGCCGTCTCAGAAGTAGCTGCTCTCATTGTTAGATTATACATCTTTTTGTTTTCATCGTAACTACCAAGTAGGTTTATGTTTGTAGCTCTAAAAACATCTTTAAAATAATCCCTCATACCTAAATCAGATATTGGTGTCAAACCATCTTGAGAAAGCCTTAGAACAACTCCTCTTGATTTATCTGTAAAATAAGCCCTATGTTGATCAGACGCGAATGATCCTGGATCCGTAGATATACCATAATCACCAGCGTAAGGCGTTGCATTTCCTAACACGTTATTTGTTGATGTCACGTTAGAATTTCCATCAGCGTTAAACAATGCATCTTTATTTGCTAACACTCTAATTATCCGGTCCTCACAGAACGTTATTAAATTAGTATCTTTTGAATATAGTTTTTGTATACTACCATAAGTCGGGTTTATATCTTTTGTAATTTTTTCGGCTTGTATAAACTGGTTTAAGCTGTTAATACCACTTGTAGAGTTAAATATACCAGAGTATATTAATCCTGATTTTCGATGCTCTTCTTTGTATTGTTCCGCTAGTACAGTAGATACTTTAGGCCCTTTATCTATTGTGACAGTATTATAATCATCTCTTATTCTATTGGACTCAACGCCATTATTAAATGAAAAACAATTATAATAATCCAAAGCGTTATAGGACGTGTGTCTTGCACTTGCGTAAACCTCATTTTTATAAGTATCAAATTCTCTTTCTATTGGTAAAGCAGCACTTGCTTCGTTATAAAGATCTACATCAACATTTTCTTTAGGTTCAGTCTCCCATATAGCTGGGTTGTCACTTGTGTAACTTTCGTCAGCTGCAAATTCTTCTACAAACTCAATAGTCCTTTTGCGGCTGTTAGTATTTTTATCGGCTCTCCAATCATCTAACCAATTTTGCCCATCGTCAGGTGCATTGTTGTAGAATGGGTTGTAATCCGTACAAGGCATTCCAACGGCATCTCGAACCAAATTCCCTTGCCCTATTTTTGGAGTAAATTCTACTCTAATTTTTACTCTATGATTTGTGGCGTTCCCATAAGGCGGGTGTAGAGTCCCGGATTTTTCAACATAATTTTCAATAGAATGTTCTCTTGACCCCGTGACTTTATATACAGTAGTGTCTCCTTTGAACCTAAAAAGCGTACCCGCCGTCTTTAATTTAATTCTAACTCCTTTTTTCTGTGCTGATGCCGAGGAACCTTGGATGGTCCAAAGACCTTTACCTCCCATTATCTGGTGATAAGATATGTCAAGAGAAGCTTTTGTTTCACTGTTAACCCAACCCATGCCAGAACCACTAGCCTTATAACCCTTACCTTCGTCAAACGAAATAGCATCCCCACCGCTTTTACCAGGAGAGTCCTGATGAATTCCTGAGCCACGACACCAATCAACAAAATAATGGCTACCGGGTATACCACCTCCATCGTCTTTCCAAAAATTTTCAGAAAGATCACTATTAGAGCCAAAATTCTGAGTGTTATACTTCCGCGCTCTGTTGGCAACTGGAATTTGATCTACTGTTGTGAACGTTCTGTCCACGGCTTTTGCGGTTATGTTTTTTACAAAAGCACCGTCTTTGTGTATTTTAACAAAAAATCTACCACTAAATTCAGGTAAGTTTTTAACTTCTTTTTTAGCTAGTTCAATAGAAACGCCTCCAGTATAATTACCTAAGCTAGTATTATCATCAGTGGTAAATGCAACGTCAACTCCGAACGGTTTTGATACTGTAACACGCTTGCTACTACCAACACTTGTTATAGAAACAACATCGTACCATCTTGATTTATTTGTTGCGTTTGACACCCTCATTACCCTTTCGCCAAAATCACCATCTATAGCAGCTGTAAGACTTGTGTTTGTAAACAAACCCCCTGCAATATCAACAAACTGACCATCTATCTTTGGAAAACTCGTTGTTGAAGATGGTACTATTCCGAAAGAATTCTTTTTTGTTTTTACAAATAATGGGGCTTCGTTCTCTATAGCTAATATTTTATATCTAGCAGGTTCACTAACAAATACATTGTTATCATGCTGTTTTTTAAGTATTAAGAAAGTTTCTTCGTCTACTTTGTTTCTTTCTGAAGAAGGAAAAGACAACCAAATATTACCATCCTCTGCGCTATAGAATCTATCCATAGCAAGGTTGTAATACTCGTTAGCGTTTTCTTTGATGTAAAATTTAAAGTGAGTTGCCCATTCTGGGAATGTTGATTCGTTTGGGTCTAATTGAATACGTAGAGAGTTGTATTTATTTGCATATGACTTTGGTATACGCCTAACCGCATTACCATGTGTCTGTATTGGCGTTTGTCTACCAAATTCATCCATGTAAACCACTCCAAGTTGATAGTCTCTTAAGGATTTTAATGACCTCTCTGGTTTTGATGCCATTAGAGTAATTTGATTTGCTGCATCCCATGCGTTTAGCGTAGATCCATTGGTTTGGTTCACCAAAGCGGTTCTATCGTCGTATCTAACGTTTTGCCTAACATTACTTCTATTATGTAATGATGACTTGAAAGATACTTTAGTTAATCTATTATTAGAATCAACTAAGTTATAGTTTTGTACATAGTTTCCGTATATAACTCTATTGCCTGTAATCTCTTGAGATAAAGCAGATCTAGGAACATTGTCATAAGGTCTTAATAATTGATTTGAAGGTACAGTAGCGTAAATCATGTCCGTTTTAATCTGGAAAGAACCTATTGGATCACCTACAAACACAGCGGGTTTTACCGCTATATTTCTATTGAACGTAACAGTGTTACCAGCAGTAAGCCAAGTACCCGTAGATCCAGTGACAGCGACACCACCAACTGTTATTGATATTTGAGACACTGTTGTATCTATTGAGTAACTTGGAAATGTAATGCCAAATGAATTTGTACTACCACCAAAAGTAGTGGTAATAACGGCGTCTTGCATTCCAGACACTACAAGCGTGCCGTAGCCAATATCACCAGCGTTACCTAGCGTGATAACATCACCAACTTTTATATTGATAGTGTTAAAACGATCCTCTAGCGTGTAAAAATTACCAGTGCTTCCACCGTGCAACGCGGATACCCCAACTAGTTGAGAAGATGTATTTAGTGTAGTTGGAATTTCTTGAGGTAGACTGCCGTTCATAATCTTACCAAACCACGCGTTAGCATCAGCAACGGCAAAGTTGTCAGTACCCAAATACCCCACCGCTACACTTGGTGACTTAATAGTATCGACAGTATAAACGTTTGGGGAATTAGATTCTTTATATAGAATATCTACTTCGACAACATCTAAAGGCATTGTTTTTGGCTTAAAACCAGATAAAACTAAATACCTTAAATTGTTTGTCATGCCAAGATTGTGGCCTTTCTTAGGTAAGTAATCAAACTCGTCTGGTAAAAAAGCCACATCAGAAAAAGGAGAATAACAAGAGTACTCACCATCTTCATACTTCCATCTATAAGCAAATCTAGGGAATTTAAACTCAAATAAAGGGTCATCTTGCTGTAACCTTACTCTAAAATCTCTATATGGTTTTATCAATATAGGCATTATTGACTGTATTCTAAAAGTAAATGTATTGTTATCAGGTGATACTGATTCTACTATTAAAACAGCTATAGGCTCATCTTGAAAGCCAGCATCATCATCTTCTGCAAACCACTCAATGATATCATCAACCGCCCAGTCTGGACCGGGGTTGAATGTTAATGAGGCACCTGCTGGGTCGCCGTTTCCTAACCTATCACCGCTACCATTAAAAAAGAAATCACCACCAACCGTCACCTCAGTATCCACAATAACTAAACCATCTTGAGGTGCTTGGTCAGGTTTAGTTGTATTTGACATAGTTAATATCAATGGGTCTATTGGAGACTTTTTGATAACCGTAGTATGTCGATAAGATAAAAAAGTGTGTGTAAGCACTGAATCATACACCCCAAGCCTACCATTAGCGTATGATGGCTGCTCTCCATTTACAACTAAAAGCGTTGGAAAAGCTCTAGTTCCGCTTGGGTACGTAGTTGGGTCTAACTGTTGACTTCCGTATATACACCTTTTGATATTAATTTTTTTAGGCTCTGTCAAGCCGTCTGTCCAAAACAAAAGATCGTCAATGATATTTATTCCAGTAATAATTTTACCAGGATTTTCTTTTACAAAGTTTTCAAAACCTAATATTCTTTTGTTGTTTGGTAGCTCAAACCTAGCAGCATCTCCAGCGCTAACACCAGCAAATCCAGAGTAACCGGAATCTGTGGCTAATTTTTCAGTGTATATCCTCCAGCCATTCCAAATACCAGAATCATCTTCTTCTATTTTTATTACAGTACTTTTTCTTTGGGGGTGTGGCCAGAAGTCCATTCCAACCTGAACACCTGTAAGTCTATTGTCAGAAGGAGTAGAGTTGTTTAGGTTACTTATATGCTGGTGATCGCTGGGGCTAGCATGAGCATCATTGCTAATGATAGTTTCTATTTTATAATGTTCTACTAAAACGTATTTAACGGCTTTAGCTAGATCTACTTCATTTTCGTCATACTCTAATATGTAGTCAGAGTATATGTCGTGGATTATTTCTTTAGTACTACCATCACCGCTATCACCGCCCTGCGTAACAAACGATTGGGTTTTGCTTGCATCTGGATTTTTAACCGAGTCGTGAACAAACCAATAAACCTTATTGTTTTTCTCGTCTGCAATTGTACCCACACAAACCGCTTGTGGACTAAACAAAGATGTTAAAGCCGTGTTTCCTTTTAGTGTTTGAACCGTACCAACGTCTGAACCTTCTGATGTAGCTACCTCGACGTTCAACGCATCCCTATACTCTCCGTTAGGTACCATTCTTTCGTCAAGGTCTTTGTTCATTCGACCTTTAGTAAAATTACGCTTAAACTCTGGCATATACTAGTGTTTTATGTGTTTCGATTTACCTCTTAAAATTTGAGTAAGTTCTTCTAATTTAATGTTTGATAATCTTAATTTTGCTTTTCTTGTTTCAGCGAATCTTTCCCTCTTGAATCTTGATACTATATACTCCTGTACATTTGCTCTTGTTGATAAAACCGCATAAGCTATGTGTTTATACATTGCTTCTTCAGCAAACTTATGGACTTTCATCTCGGCATCAGTACCAAGGCTATCGCTTATGTATTTTATTATTACAGTTTTTCCTGAAATGTTAGATGAAAAGTGAACTTTTCCTGTATTTTCGTCAATAAAAAACGAACCGTTTGTTTGTGTGTATTGAGGGTCTAATCCATACCTCTCGCCATTCATAGGCCAATAATTATCATCATCAAAATCATCATTGGTTTGGCCTGTTGCTTGGGCTTGGTAATTAGCGTTTGTTGTTGATGTGTTATCAGTGTCAAGGGCAGTGCCATCGTATAAGTAAGTACCAGCGGCGTCTTGTTGTACTTGAAGTGGATTGGATGTTTTTGTAGCTGGATATATAACGTGTTCTATTCCAGAGGCATCACTCCATGTGAATTTAACATAGTTAACATAATCCTGTGGCAACACCATTGTTAGTGATGGTGGTAATACTATTTCTTGAGACTTTATAGATTTAAAAGTATCAAACGACAACTCTTGTAAGGCTCTCATTGCGTGAAATGCTACGTCAGTCCTTTTTATTTTAGATATTATCTTATCCTCACCTACGTAAGCTATTATAAATTGATTTATAATATGCTCTAGTGATGTAAATTGATAGTCACCAAATGGAGTTGGCGAAGCCGTTGAATAATACTGTTGCCCTGTTTGTGTTATTAATGCCATTTATTATTGTTTTTTTGCTATTAATGCCGTCTCTTCATTTGTTGCTATTTGAACTAAGCCTGGTTTGTTTAAAACAACACCAGCTAATTCTAATACTTTGTAAACTAATTCTGTTTCCTCTGAAGCGTGTAACGCGTAGTCAGTAGATAAAGTTGCATCATATAAGGCTTGTGAATTTACAACAGTGTATCCCCAAACAACTTGCGCTGGTCTAGCAATAAAATTACAGTTAACAGTTGCAGTTGCGTAAGCAGGTGTAGCTGATGACGGGAAAAATTGAAGTGTTGTCTCTGATCGCCTAACATAAACAGGTCTTAGTTGTGTTGGTGTATACAACGCGGTTTGCCCCATTAGCTCAGCTTGGTTAGCGTCTATTCTTTCTACTTTAACATTTCTAGTACCGTCATTATAAAAAACAGTACCTAGCTTGTGTAGTATTGGTGTGGTTGGTAGTGTCATAGTGGCTCCTGAAACAGTCGCCATATCTACATTTGTGTTTAAAAATGGAGAAAGCTTTTCAGATGTTATATCAAGCATGTCACTGTACTCTGTGCTGTTACCGTGCTCGTCTAGTCTTTTATCTATCTCATAAAAATACTCATCAAAAATAAGTAGTTGAGCTTGATTGGCTAGTAAGTTATATTCCTGAGGCGTTATATAGCCTCTCTGCTCTTTATTGGCTAAAGCCAAAACTCTCTGATATACTGTATCTATACTTACTGCCATAATTTCTTTTTAGTTTGTAGTTTACGATCGCTCCGTAGAGCGACCGCATCTACAGTTAGATTAATTTAATCTTTTTTCAATATTGGAGTAAATCTCCATACCTTCGTCAGTTTTAAACCAAGCGGCTAAAGCTGAGTAAGGGTGTTCGTCAAAAGGAACGTTCATTAGTTTTCTATTGTTAGTAGCCCAAGTGAAAGTTCTTTGGTCAGATGATAGTTTCAAAATTCCCATTTCAGTTGCTTTGATACCAAAGTTTCTTAAAATAACGTTTTCGTCTTTCACTAGCTCTAAGAACAGTTGTGGGTTTCTCTTAGCGTATAATAGTAAATCTCTTTTGAGCTCCTTAGAACTCATCGTAGACACTTGTGATCCAACTTCAACACGCATAATAGCTTCTGCCATATCTATGTCTACAGATTGGGCCGCATTCAAGGCTTCAATTTCCATTTCCAACCATTCTATTTGGTTTTCTGCTCTAGCAACAGGTTTATCTTCATAGAAAATAACATCACGGTCAGGATGATATAAAGATAGTAGTTTTTGTAAAACTGTTTTTTCTCTTGGAACGAATAAGTTGCCAGCTCTGAAAATGATATGATCTAATCTTTGATCGCCTTTCATCTCATCAACAAAAGAAGTTCTTTGATTTGACGTGTGTTTTAACTCTCTTTCGTAACCAGCTTCTTCATCAAACCAATGTATATTAGCACTTTTAATCATCCTAGATAAAGGCTTTTTACTACCCTTTAAATAGTACATCCTATCTTTTACCTCCCAAGTATCTTTTTTTGGTTTTGGAGTTTCCATAACCGGTTTTTTTGTTTTTGGTTCTGCAGCCACAGTTTCTTCAAAAAATTCTGTAACCACTTCTTCCATTGTTTCGATTTGAGGTTCTACCTCAACTTTCTGTTTTTTTGCCATAATATAATATAATATAAATTAATAAAAAGAAAAGGGGTCGGGGAATTACCCCCAACCTCTTTAATGTAAATAATGCTTATTTCATTAACATGAAATTGTTAGCACCTTGTGTAACTAAACATCTTTCTGATAGCATGTGGATTTGCATCGCATCTAAAGCAGATGTAGAAGCTCCAACAGAACCAGTAACCCAAGTTTTCATTCTTCTATTGTCAGTTTCAGAAGCTCTGTAACGAACGTGTAAGAATGGTCTCTTAAGATTTTTACCTAATGATTGGTCGTAAACCGTAGAAGTTCCAGCTGGAACAATAACCCCACGAATAGCTTCAGAACCTGCGAAATCATTAATTCCACCTCTTGTAGCTTTATCGTTTAAGTATTTCATATCAGACTTGTAAAAGTCGTAAGACCCACGTCTAAAACCAGAGAAACCTAAGTTTAATGCCATATCTTCTTCATTGTCGAATACTCCGTAAGAAGTACCTCCAGCTCCGTAAGAATTCATAGAAGCTAACATGTCATCCATTGCTAACGAAGTAGCTCTGTTTACAAACATCATGTTTTCTTCAATAGCACCTTGAGAATCAAACTCAGCTAAGATAGCGTCAAATTCAGCTAAATCAGTTGCAGCATTAACACCAGTGATTCCAGAAGTAGTATTACCTCTTTGCTCAATAGCATCAAATAATCCTTGTGTACCAGCACCGTTAACACCAGCATCAGACGCGATAGTACCAGGAATAGGGCCAATAGTAGAAGCAGCAAGAGTTTTTTCAGACTCTAGCATAGCCATTTCTAAGTAATCATTAAAACGAGCTCTAGTATCAGCTTCAGCTTTTAGATACCACATGTAACCTGCTTGTCCTTCTTCAGAAGTAATTTCAACCCAACCAACCCTAGCTGTATCAGAACCTGATACTTCGTAGTAGTCTTTCATTATAATTGGCTTGTTACTGAAAGATTTGAAAACTGGTTCGTTAGCCCCTCTAGTATCAGTAGCCGTTGTACCGTCAATAGCAAAGTAGCTTTGCCCTTTTGAATACTCAGAACCAACAACTAATATTCTAGCTTTACTAGCTACAGTTGAAAGTGTACTTAAAGCAGCTGTTTCATAAGATTCAACAGTAATAACCGCAGCAGCAACAACAGAAACTCTTGCTCTTACTACTATCCCAGCAGATGCTATAAGACAAATATCATTAACTCTAATACCATGTGATGCTACTAAAAATCCATTTTCTGTATCTGCATTCCCATCAATGTCAGATATAACTGTAAAAGTACCAGAAGTACTTCCAGCCGCTATCACAGTACCTGTATAAGATAAGTGTAATCTAGCTTGTTCAGACCATACAACTTGATCGCCTTGCATTGCCTCTTCAGCTCCTACTTGAGCAAGAAATCCAGATATAGTCCTAGGACCAAATACCTCTGCTTCTTTCTCCATAAGATCTGGTAAATATTGTTGTGCCCATCCCTCGTTAGCAGTACCTGCTAAATCAAGGTAGTTTGAGGACAGCGTTTGTTTTGCGGAAGTAGTCGTTGCGTTCAACGAACCCCCTGCTGTAATTGCCATAATTTTGTTTTTTTAAGTTATTTTTTTTTAATTTTAAATTTGAAGTCTGCAGTGTTGTCACCTAATACTTTTACTTTAATTCCACCAGACTCTACTACACCATGCGATCCTCTAGGATCCATGTTGATATTCTTAGCATTTGCAACACTATCTTTCATAGCGTCTGCCTTGCCTTGTTCGTAGAAGTGACTAGCAATAGTATCGGGATTCATAGCTGTAAACAAAGATTTGTGATAACCCTTAGCATCTTCCATCGCATCATTATTGTTCAAAAACTTTTTGACAAAATTATTGATATCGCTTTGTGTTTCTTTTACTTTGTTTGTGTCGTTAACATTAAACCTAAACTTTTTATCTCCGACGTTGTATTCAAAACCTTTGAATTTGTCGTTAAAAACCTGATCGGTTTTATTTATAAAAGTTGAAGTGTTTTTGTTAAGTGTTTCTTCGCGTACTGCTTCTTCCTTATTGTATCTATCAAAGAAACTAATTGCGTCCTGCTGCTCACTCGTAAGCTTTGAACCCATTTTAATGTCTTGATAGTATTTGGACTTTTGCCCGTCCAGGTGGCTTTTAGCGCTCGCAACTTGCTCTTTTAGCGCTAATTTTTTTCTTTTAATATCTCTTTCCTCATCCACGTCTTCGTCATAAGAGAATTGATCTTCTAATAAAAAAGCTATTTCTTCGTTGTTTAAATGAGGTTTTGTTTTTTGATAAAACTCATGTAGTAAATCTTGATTGTCTAATTCACTATAATCTCTATTAAGCTGTACATAATCGTTTAAATCTCCGCCAGTTTCACCCATGAAGTCTACTAGTGCCTGTATATTTTCTGGCAATGGTGTACCGGTCTCCATGGATTCTTTAATAGCTTCTTGGGCTATTTCAACAACTTCTTCAACTTCATCTGTTATTTCTTCTAGCGCGGGGGCTTGTTCTGTTTGTGTTTCCAGTTGTACTTCTTGCTCCTTTGCGGTAGAGTTGTCTTCAATAACCTCAACTACTTCTTCGTTTATAGGATTTTTTTCTTTAACCCCGTCTTCTGGTTTACTTAAATCAACCTTGGTTATTGATTGTTCAATAAGCTGAGGTTTCATTTTCATCTTATCTTTAACTTTGGTAACGTTTTCTTTTGTTTCATTACCGTCTGGCTGGTTTTTTGATTTTGCTTTTACTTTAATTTTACCAGTTTCGTCGTTTGCAACCGGCCCTTCGTTTTTGTTTTCTTCCATAATATAATATAATAATAGTTAATAATTTCTACATACCTAACCCAAATCCTCCTAGTGTATCATTACCTGTTTTCTCAAAGTTTTTAGGTGGTTTACCATTATTTCTTTGGTCAATAAGTTCTGATTGTTGAGTCGCTTGAATTCTTGTTCTCTCGTCTTTACGATCTTCTTTTTGTGCTTCTTTCCCATCACCTTGCCCTAACTGCATTTTTGCTAACTCCATTTTAAAGCCATACTCAGCCTCGATTAACTGTCTCTTTGACTCAGTCTCTTCTTGTAATCTTTGAGATTCTAATTGAGATTTAGCTTGTTCTAGTTGGATTTGCGTTTGGACAAGTTGTTTGCTTTTCTCTATTTCTTGTTGAGCAGCAGCAGCTTGTGTTTGTTGATTTGCTTCGGATTGAGCCCTTATGTTTTCTTGCTGCATCCTCTGGTCTCTTTCTATCTTTTTCTTTCTTCTAATCTTTAGTAATTGATTAGCTAACTTTATATTCTTAATCTCTCTAAGATCTATTGCATCTTCTAAATCTATACCTTGTTGTGCTATAGCTGCTTGGATATTATTTTCTAATAATATCTTTTGCTCTTCGTCTGGTGCTAGCTCTATAAATATTCCAAAGTCGTATAAATGTAACTCTGACATTTCAGATAAAGTTGCCACATTGTGAGCTCCAATAGCTTGAATAAAAGCATCTTTTGTTGGAGAGTACTCTATAATATCTGATATCCTAAGTGATAACTTCTCACAAGTTTCAGATGTCAAGAACAACCCAGATTGTAGTATATGCCTTGTTGCTGTGTTTGAGTTTGCTGCCGCTAACTTTTGCACTCCTACTAAAGAGTACTTGTCAGGCTTAGAACCATCTGATGCTTCGTTAAGCCCGGTTACATCTCTTATCATTTGTAGGTAGTAGTTGTATGTGCCAATTAAACTCTGCATTTTACCACTACCACTTCCTGTTTGTAATTCTTGAATAGGTATTTTACCTGGGTTTTGATCACCATCAGAAGTAAAGCTTCTACCAATAACAGATCCCGTTTGGAAATACATGTTTAAAGCTTCTTGTGGACTGTAATTTGTTCCGTTACCTAAATCTATCTCAGCCAAACCATCGGCATCTAAATAAACACCATCAGGTACTAACCTAGACATCACTTGTTGTAACTTTAAATGTGTCAGCTGTATCATGTCAGCAAATCCAGTACATCTACCCACTAGAGATTCAATTCGACCTTGATACATTCTAGGCGCTACTATAGAGTAATTCATTTTAACTTTAGTAAAATCACTCTTTGTGCGCATCATGTTTTGAGACTTCTCCCATTTAATAAGTTTATCAGTACCAAGTATTAAAGCTCCTTCAAAAAGACATTCAACTTGTCTGTGCATTTTAGTATATCCACCTTCAAGGTTTTCTGGTGGATTAAAACTATCGTTTTTGGGAATTATCTTGTCAGCACCTGTACCTGTTTTCTTAACCTTGTAAACCTCATTCATGTAGGTTTTGTAGTTAAAGTAAAGTACTTCAACTTTATTATTGTCTCTTTCGTGTGATTGTTGATTTCTATTACCACCACTACCTTTCACTATTTCTTCTAGCTTGTCGTGTGTTAAGTGAGGGAACTGCTTTACAAGCTCGTTGATTGGAATTGACTTAACCTCACCAACATAATATATATCTTCAAAATATGGATCCTCAGTGTACGAATATACTAGATTTGCTGGATCCACGTACTTGACAGTTACACCTTCGGACGTGTTGAAATCAGTTTTAACAGCTCCAATACCAATTACAGTCAAATCTCTAAGAAGCCTCTTTCTAGTAAGCTCATATCTATTGCCTTCAAGCAAAACATTTAATGCCTGCTCTTCAGCTAATTCAACAGATTGCTTATAGGTTAATTGCATGTGCAATGCAACCTCTTCTTCTGTTTCTGGTAAAGTTTCTTTTGGATTTTCGTTTAGTGGAATACCAAACGCTTGTTGAGATAACTGGTTTAACTCTTGTGTTCTAACATCTTTTAACACAGAATCCATATACTCAGTTCTTTTAGCTACGCCGTACGGATCTTGAGAGTATGCTTTTATATCATACATTCTCTCAGCCATACCATTAACTACGATGTCTACAAATTTAGGTATTATTGGAACGGGCTTCCAGTCTAAATTAAGATACGACAAATCACCGTTGATCGACAACTCATCCTTGTACTTTTGAATAGATTGCTCGCCTCGAGCATACAACCTTAAATTATGAAAATCATTCTTTGTATTATTGAACCTACTACGACCACGCGCGCTACCTTCCCCACCAAACCACTCCAGGTCAATGGCTTTTGCTACTTGCAAACCGTACTCATAACTTATTTTTTCAACGTCACTTACTACTTGACTTGGAAATTTCCCTATCATATTATTTTTTAATTAATTGAGAAGTATTACCTTCGTTTGTGTACCTTGCAATACTTATATTTAATTTTGGTTTATCTACAGTTGCATTAGGTGCGTATAAATGCCTATTGTTAGCCATTATAGCTAAACCAGAACTTATCGACGCATCATGCTTTGTTCTTTTGTTTATATCAAACCTAGCCCAATCATTTAAAAGCTCGTTAAAATATATATCTCCAAGTGTCCCGTCTTGTTTGATACCCACGTGATCTTGTATGTACATTTCAATAGCAGCGGC